AATTGGATTACCAGCTTATCAACATGATTGCTGGTTTGGTATGGGCACTGCCGATGATCATACTGCAATTGATGATATCCAAGTTATTAGTAACATTGCTAGTGGTGCTACTACAGTTCAACAAGTGCTAGGCGAGCAAGGTGTGGCGGAAGACACAGAACTAGCCGAAGAGTTTGATCTGATTGAACAAATCATTGAAGGCTTGGCCGAACACAACGGTGTAGATAGCGAAGTAATCTGGGAAGACCTAGAAAGCCTAGACGATGATGAACTGTATGTATTTGCAGTTACACAAGAGACTATTACCGAAGATTGGCAAAAAGTCAATAAAAAAGACAAAACAGATGGCATGAGCAAGAAAGCAGTCAAGGCCTATCGTCGTGAACATCCTGGAAGCAAATTAAAAACTGCTGTTACTACCAAGCCCAGCAAGTTAAAGCGGGGCAGTAAGGCTTCAAAGCGTAGATCAAGTTATTGCTCACGTTCAAAGGGTCAAATGAAGATGCACAACATTAGCTGTGCCAAGACTCCGGACAAGGCAATTTGCAAAGCTCGTAGACGTTGGAACTGCTAATATCATGGACGAGCTGGATCAGTTACGCCGATTGGCTGGCATCAATGAGTGGAAAGGGTACGAACCTTACGGTGCCAGTAATATAAGCATAACTGGTACAGAAAAACGCATCATTGAACGTGAACAAAATATACAACCAGGCACTCCAGAATGGTTCCAACTATGGTTTAGTTTGCCCAAGTTTATGGGCGGTGAACAGGCAACAGGACCCACTCATATGCCAGGTTTTAGAGGATTAAGAAAATGACACCCGAATTACCAGAATTTCCCTACCACTATCCTGTATTTCCAGAATCAGACTCCGAAAGACCCGACGATGATCGTCCAAGAAATCCTTACGCACCAGTCTAATGACACCACCGATCTGGATCGTACGCTGGTTGAACTCTGCGACCTAATCCTATCTGCACAACGTCAAAATCCTGATCATTACGGATTAGTGGCAGCCTGTGTAGTTGATAATCAAGGTAATCGAGTCACTGGTATCAATCACGTGGTTGACAGTGGTCAGCGCATACACGCCGAACGCGATGCTGTAAGAAATTATGAACAAACACACGGCAAATTACCTGACGGTTGTTTAATGATTACTACATTAAGTCCTTGCACCGAACACACCGGAGAAATGGCCCAAGAACGTGCCGGTATCAGTTGTAGCGAACTAATGGATGAACTAAACATACACAGAGTTTATTGTGGCTACTTAGATCCAACACAGGATATACATACCCAACACAATAACTTTGATTGTGTAGAGACACAAAACGAAAAGATTCAACAGGTATGCCGAGAAATTGCTGATTGTTTTTTAGAAGAATCTGGTTATAGTGATCCAGCTAACTATCGCGGTGAAAGTGTTGATGAAGCTGGCAAATTTACAACCTTGCAACAGTTAAAAGACTACTTTAAAAAAATAGGCAAAACCGAAGCCCAGGCTGCTGCTGCTTGGCAACGAGGCTATCGTGGGCCCGATGTCAAACCCAAACCAGTAGCACCTTACAATCCTGACCAGCACAATGCATATTGGTGGAATGACAATGATTTAGATGAAAACTTTGCAGATGGCAAGAAAAAAGGTCGGAGTCGTCCAGGTCGTGTAAAACGTGCAGGTGCCAGCTGCAAGGGATCAGTTACTGATCTACGTGCTCGAGCTAAAAAAGCGTCAGGCGAGCGTAAGAGCATGTACCATTGGTGTGCTAATATGAAATCCGGCAAGAAAAAATAAGTGTGCAGCGATGGTTAGTGAAGCTCGCCTGCCGATTCGTTGTTACCCCAAGTAAAAATGCGGAAAGTCATTGGGTTCTTCTTTACCATCAGTCCGCGTTGCAACTGCACCTAGTATTTATAAGACACCTACCTTAGGACCTTTGGGTCGCGGTGTGGCCGGCTGCTGGCCCAGATAACTCGGAGTCGTGCCCGTTAAGTTATCCGAAAGTGAGCATTTTTCTTTGACTTCCTGGCAAAAGTAATATATACTTGCATTGTTACCAACAATACAGGAGAATTAAAAATGCCCGCACGTATGTTTAGCGCCGAACAAAAAGCCAAACTCACACAAATCATCAACGAAGGTGTATCCGTGTTACAAGAAATCGAAGACCTTAACGCAGGATTGTCTGACACGGTCAAAGCCATTGCAGAAGAAATGGAAATTAAACCAGCTATTCTTAAAAAGGCTATCAAAATCGCCCAAAAGAGCAAGTTAAGTGAAACCAATGACGATCACGAGGAATTGAATACCATCCTCGAAACAGTAGGCAAAACTCTTTGATATGTCCAATTGCTAATGTTATTAGAGACATTTACCAGTGGGCCAAGCGAGATTACCAAGAATGGCCATTAAGGTTTTGCATTGAAATCCTGGCTTGGACTATTAGTATCAGCTGTAGTATTACTATGGCTATTACCGTTCCTAATCCCCCTTTGCTCTTTCTTTATCCTATTTGGATTAGTGGTTGTACTATGTATGGGTGGGCTAGTTGGACTCGTGGTAGCTTTGGTATGCTGGCTAATTATTGCCTGCTTGTCACTATTGATATTATAGGGCTTGTTCGCATGATAAGTAAAGTAGTATAATTATAGTTTCGCCCACTTTAAGGGCATGTAGAGTTTGTGTAAGCTCGAATTTACACACAGGAGAGTAAATGTCATATATTGACGCCTTATTTGATCGCGACAAAGATCGCATTCATGTTGTAGAACGAGTCGCTGGTGAGCGAGTATTCAAAGAATACCCAGCCAACTACACCATGTACTACGATGACCCTCGTGGTAAGTTTAAGACCATATACGGAACACCAGTAAGTCGTTTTACCACACGCAACAGTAAAGAATTCCACAAAGAACTACGCATAAATTCCAACAAGCGACTATGGGAATCGGATATCAATCCCATTTTCCGTTGCCTGGAAGATAATTATCTTGGCGTAGAATCCCCTCGACTACACACAGCCTTTTTCGACATCGAGGTCGACTTTGACCCCGAACGTGGCTATAGTAAACCCGAAGATCCATTTAATCCTATTACCAGTATCTCAGTATACCTAGACTGGCTGGATCGGATGGTCACCTTGGTAGTTCCGCCCAAGAGTTATTCGTGGGAAACCGCAGAAGAAATCTGTAACCGGTTTGACAACTGTTATTTGTTTGAGCGTGAGTCGGAAATGCTAGACACATTCCTAGACCTAATAGGCGATGCCGATATTTTAAGTGGTTGGAATTCGGAAGGATTTGATATTCCTTATACCACTATGCGTATCAATCGTGTGTTAAGCAAAGACGACACACGACGCTTATGCCTATGGGGACAATTTCCTAAACAACGTACATTTGAACGCTTTGGTGCAGAAAACTTGACCTTTGACTTAATCGGTCGTGTGCATATGGACTATATGCAACTGTATCGTAAGTACACATACGAAGAACGTCATAGTTATAGTTTAGATGCCATTGGTGAGTACGAAGAAGTTGGGTCAAAGGTTGCCTATGAAGGAACCCTGGATCAACTGTATAACCGAGAGTTTGAAAAGTTTATTGACTATAACAGACAAGATACATTACTGTTAAGCAAGTTAGATAAAAAGTTACGCTTCTTGGACCTAGCCAATGAACTGGCACATGATAATACTGTACTACTGCCCACTACCATGGGTGCTGTGGCTGTAACAGAACAGGCTATTATAAACGAAGCACATCAACGCGGTATGATTGCACCTAACAGACGAGGAAGAGATGATCAAGAAAATACACAAGCCGCAGGTGCCTATGTTGCTTATCCTAAAAAAGGCGTCCACGAATACATCGGCGCCATTGACATCAATTCTCTTTACCCAAGTGCGATCCGCGCTCTTAACATGGGACCAGAAACAATCGTAGCTCAACTGCGTCCCGTAATGACCGATCACTACATCCAAGAAAAGATTGCCAGTGGCAGTAGTTTTGCTGATGCTTGGGAAAATATGTTTGGCACACTTGAATATCAAGCAGTAATGAATTCAGAACCTGGCACTGAAATAACCATAGACTGGGAAAACGGTCAAGGAAGTACTGTACACTCAGCCGCTGACGTTTGGCGTATGATATTTGACAGTCGCCAGCCTTGGACCTTAAGTGCAAATGGTACAATTTTTAATTATGAAACAAAGGGTATTATTCCTGGACTATTGGAGAGATGGTATGCCGAAAGAAAAGAAATGCAAGCAAAGAAAAAGGCCGCAGAAACTAGTGAAGAAACTGCGTTCTGGGACAAAAGACAATTGGTCAAAAAAATCAACCTCAACAGTTTGTACGGTGCGATCCTCAATCCGGGCTGCCGTTTCTTCGATCACCGCATCGGTCAATCGACTACGCTCACAGGGCGTATCATTGCGAAGCATATGGACTCGCATGTCAATGAAGCGATTACGGGCCAGTACGACCACGTTGGCGAATCCATCATATACGGGGACACGGACTCGGTCTACTTCAGTGCGTGGCCCGCAGTCAAAGAGGAAGTTGCAGCCGGGCGCATGGAATGGTCGAAGGAAATCTGCGTACAACTCTACGACACCATTGCCCAAAGTGTAAATGATAGTTTTCCAGCATTTATGGAACGTGCTTGCCACTGCCCAAGAGACATGGGCAGTATCATCTTGGGCGGACGTGAAATGGTTGCCAGCAAAGGACTATTCATTAAAAAGAAACGCTATGCTGTATTGATCTATGACTTGGAAGGTCATAGACTTGACACCATGGGCCGGCCTGGCAAGGTTAAGGCCATGGGCCTGGATCTAAAGAGATCGGATACTCCCAAGGTGGTACAAGAGTTCTTAAGTGATATTCTTATAGATGTACTCACCGGAGTAGATAGAGAACAAGTAATAGATAAAGTTCGTGACTTTAAGTTGTTATTTGCTGAGCGTCCGGCCTGGGAAAAAGGTACACCTAAACGTGTTAATAACTTGACCAAGTATACAGCCGAAGAGGCCAGACTAGGCAAGGCCAATATGCCTGGACACGTTCGTGCGGCAATGAATTGGAATAACCTAAAACGTATGTACGGTGATAACTATAGTACCAGCATTGTTGATGGTATGAAAACTATTGTGTGTAAGTTAAAAGATAATCCTTTAGGATTTACCAGTGTAGGCTACCCCACAGACGAAACTCATATTCCTGCTTGGTTTAAGGATTTACCATTTGACCAAGACAGTATGGAAATGGGCATTGTGGATCAAAAGGTAGAAAATCTATTAGGTGTGCTAGAATGGAATATTGCTGAAAGCACAGATATTAAAACAACATTTGACGCACTGTTTACTTTCGAATAATTATGCTATACGATCTTGTAACCTTAAAAACAGAACTAATCAAACGGCTAGATCCCACTGGTGTTGTTGAGCAATTAAAAGAACTTAGAACTTCTATTGTCAGTATTAAAAGTGTAGAAATGACATTAAGCGAAGAACAACTTGCTTACGTTGATAGTTTGGTTGCACACTACGACAATTTAATTATGCAGGCACAAGTTCCAATAGAAACTACAAATCTGTACCTAACTCAACTGTCCGCACAGATAAATGAAGTTACTCATCGACTATTTTATAATAACTATTCAATTGAACGAACACCGGAACACATTGATACAGCAAGACAAAATAGATTTATACGACCCGGCAATGAGGATGAAGTTGACGCAATTAAACAAAGAATAGTGATACGTACCAATTGGCAATATCCAACACTGGAAATCGGATGTCGTGATGGAGAATGGACACAACATCTAATAGCAGCCGATCCTCTTTATGTAATGGATCAGTTTCCAGAGTTTTTGAAAACAACCAATGATCGATTCCCTATTGAATATCAAAATAGACTAAGAAAATATAAATTAAAAGATTTTAATGATTTAACTATGTTACCACAAAAACAATTTGCTTTTGTGTTTAGTTGGGGATATTTTAATTTTGTCAGCATTGACACTATGACACAATATCTAAAACAAATACACAATCTATTACGACCCGGTGGGACCTTTTTGTTTAGTTATAACAATGGAGATACTCCACGTGGTGCTGGTATGGCTGAAAGTTTCCATCAATCCTATATGCCAAAAAGTATATTAATACCACTTTGCGAAAGCCTAGGTTTTTCAATTGTCGAAGAGTCCGGAGATTTGGCTCATGCATATTGGATAGAAATTGGTATGCCAGGTGAACTATCAACTAACAAAGCACATCAGGTCTTTGGTAAGATTTTACCAAAGCGATCTGCGCTATAAAACGGCAAGAAAAATAAAGATTTACATTGACAGGTCTAAATACAATCACGTATACTACACACATAGGAGAACTTTATGAAAGATTATTTACAAGATATCGTGCAACACACTCATGGCTTAGGCATTATTGATTTAGTTAAAATTACAGGTACAGACACAGACACCGTTATTAACTCAGTGGCTGAAGATCGTAGTGTTATTGTTGAAGCAAAATTTAAATCAGCACACCCAGACTTTGTAGGCACATTTGGTATGCCTAATTTAGGTAAACTAAACACTATTCTTAATATTCCTGAGTACAAAGAAGATGCTCGTCTAAGCATTAATACACAAAACAAAGATGGCAACACAGTACCAGTTGGTATCCATTTTGAAAACAAAGTAGGTGACTTTAAAAACGACTATCGTTTTATGTCAGCAGAAATAATTAACGACAAACTTAAATCAGTTAAGTTCAAGGGTGTTAAATGGGGTGTGGATATTACACCAAGTGCTGCAAGTATACAACGCATGAAATTTCAAGCTAGTGCCAACAACGAAGAAACAACATTTATTGCCAAAACAGAAGGCGGTGATTTGAAGTTTTTCTTTGGAGATGCAAGCAGCCATGCTGGTAACTTTGTATTCCAAGCTGGTGTCAGTGGTACCTTAAATAAATCCTGGGCTTGGCCTGTGGTTGCTGTTATCAGTATCCTTAGTTTGCCCGGAGATAAAACACTTAAGATCAGTGACGAAGGTGCAGCAATGATTACCGTTGATTCAGGTATTGCAGAATACAGTTATATTATTCCAGCACAGACCAAGTGATAGTAGACGCAGACTTTTTACGCACTTGGGATGATAAAGGTCATGTATACGGAGAGTGCATGAGTCATCCCAATACAGACCTTATGTATGTATATATTCCCAAGAATGCTAGTAGTTGGACTAAGCCCAATTTACAAGATTTTGGTTGGGAATTTTACAATTACCACACCGATGGTCTAAATAAACATGCAATGGTTGTATTACGAGATCCAGTGGATCGCTGGCTAAGTGGAATAGCAGAATATTTAACTTTGTATCATACAAACTTAATTTTAGAACCAAATATACTTAATTTAATATTTGATAGAATATGTTTTGACGACCACACCGACCGTCAAGTAAACTTTATACATGGACTTGACACAGATAACTGTACGTTTTTTAGATGTGATCAATACTACAGGGATGATTTTAGTACATTCTTAGATGAACATAACATGCCAAATCGTTATCACAGGTACGAATTCCAGCATGTAAGTAAATTGAGTCCTGTGCGTGACGGGTTCAAAAATATATTTTTGAGAGAAATAACAAATCCTAAATATCTTCAAGCAGTTAAAGATTATTTTTCTGCAGACTACGAATTAATTAACTCAGTAAAATTTTATGGCTCAAGATAACTTAACAGCAAAACAACAGGATTACGCCGTGTTCCTTCCGGCCATCAGCGGCTTTTATGCTACATTTATAGGCAAACAACGTGATCCTGCAAACGGTCCCTACGTAGACCCTGCACGTTTTCCGCAGGGTCTGTCAGACATGGAACAACTTAATTGGCTAAATGCCCAAAAGAGTTTGTTTCCTTACAAGTGGTCACTCTACTCCGGTGGTCATGCCAACCTCGACCTTAATAAGCAAGACTGGTCAGAGGATATGGTTCGCAATCGCGATCCCAACACACTAATCCTAGGCGACTCTGGAGGTTTCCAGATAGCCAAAGGGTTATGGGAAGGTGACTGGCGGGCTAACTCAGGATGCCCTCGGGCTCAGGCACGTCGTGAAGCTGTGCTTAAATGGTTAGATGGTATTGCTGACTACGGTATGACCCTTGATATTCCAACTTGGGTTATACACGACAAAAAAGCACGTAAGGCCTGTGGTATTAGCACACTTCAAGAAGCGGTAGATGCCACTAAGTTTAATAATGATTTTTATATGTCCAACCGTAAAGGCATTAAAAACGGTGGTATGCGAGTACTTAATGTATTGCAAGGCGCTAATCACGATGATGCTGAACAATGGTATCAAACAATGAAAGATTATTGTGATCCTGTTAAGTATCCAGACACACACTTTAATGGTTGGTCAATGGGCGGTCAGAATATGTGCGATGTAGAGCTAGTTCTTAAACGATTGATTGCCCTGAAGTACGATAATCTGTTACAAGAAGGCATTCATGATTGGATGCATTTCTTAGGTACAAGTAAATTAGAATGGGCAGTTTTATTAACTGTTATTCAACGTGCTGTACGCCGACACGTTAATCCTGCCTTTACCATTAGTTTTGACTGTGCAAGTCCTTTCTTAGCAACTGCTAACGGGCAGGTATACTTTGAAAATGTATTCCCACAAGACGGTAAATGGTCGTATCGTATGGCCCCTGTGTTAGATGATAAAAAATATGCCCAAGACACTCGTAAATGGAGTACTGGCCTTTTAACAGATTTACCATTGGTTGATCCTAAGACTCCTATTCGAAATTGGCAAGAAAGTCCAGTTAGCGATATGCTTACTATGAAAGATATTTGTATATACGCACCCGGCGACCTTAATAAAAATGGCAAGGAATCAGCAAAAACATCATGGGATTCGTTTAGTTATTGTTTACTAATGGGTCATAATGTTTGGATGCATTTAACTGCTGTGCAGGAAGCTAATCGCAGATTTGATCTAGGCGAACATCCAGCAATGATGCAGTATACCGGAGACCATGCTTACTTTGAAGATATTGTAGAAAGCATATTTGCTGCTCCAACTCAAGCAGATAGTTTAGAAATTATCAAATATTATAGCAAGTACTGGATGGAAATTGTAGGTACTCGTGGTTTCAAGGGCAAGAAAGCATTAAACGCACACACCATGGCCGGTAAACTTGTAGATATTAATGGCAACTTAGCTAAAGATAAGCCTACTAAAAAAGAAAAACTTAAACCCATACTTAACCCTGACTTATTTGGAGAATAATATGAGCGACCATCAACAAAATCATTTACAACATTTATTAAAAGAACACGCACAGTTAGATAAACAAATTGATCAAATGGAATTTACTCGTGTGTTTGAAGACACAAGATTAGAGCAATTGAAAAAACAAAGGTTGCATGTACGAGATGAAATTGCTAAACTACAACTACAATTATCCTCGCAACAATGAATAGACCCGAACACAACAACGTAGATTTTTTTATCGGCACAGAAGTAGAACATAGTCCGGCATTTGGCCTAAAAACTTTGTTTGTAGTGGGTACTCATGATTTTAAAACTGTGTTAGATATTACAAACGATACTCAAAGTTATGTAGATGAAAATAAACACATTAAGCATATCTATTTTGGTGCCAATCAAAGTTTTCCGCAGTTAGAAATTAATGATGCAAAAGCCTGGCAGGCCTGGGAACGCATGATTGTGCCGTGTTTACAAGCAGGATATCTGTGTACCTTGGATGTTGATGTTGCCTGTGTAGAAGGCCTGGTAGAAGGACCTTTAGTTGAATACAATAATTTTATTCCCATGATTTCGGTAAAACTGCCCTATATACAACTGCTAGGATATAATGCTACAATAAAGCTCGACGACCGAGACTTTGCGGCAACTAACCCAGGAGTTTGGTGTCACAGTCTACATGCGTTAAAGGACCGTAAAGTATTTACGGATTGGCCGAAGTACACTAAAGATGAGATTGTAAAATGAAAAAAGCTAGAGTAAGTGTTATTAAAAATAACATCGAAGAAGGAACTAAAATTCCAAACGTTAAAAACGATTGTGAAATAGGACAGTGGGCCGATGCTAAGATGTCCGAGAAAGGCCACGTTATTGACAAAAACGGTATTGTAGATATTCCAGAATACGGCATAGATAATAAAACTCGCAAGAAAGGCAGCAAAGCCAATCATACAGTAGGATCAATGACTATTCTGGCTATAGAAAATACTCCGCAGTGGGAAGATACTCATTACTATAAAAAATCACAGAATCAAAATCAAATTGAGTGGGATTCTGATTTTTTAGAAATATCTGATGTGACAGTTTTAGATATGGATATCGATCTTATTCAAGAAAAACTCAAAGAAGGTTATGAAGATGTTCGTAAACAATTAATAGCTAAAAATCGCAGTAAAGAAATTAAAAGCAAAAATGGCTGGGTGGTACTAGACGGGTATGGACATCATAATTCTTATAGGATGCGTATTACCGATAAAGCAATGAAAAAAATCAAGGCCATTTCCGGCGCAAGAGACACATTTAAGAAACATTTTGAATAATTATGAACCAAGAACAAAGAGAAACAGTTGAAAGAATCAAAGATGCCGCAGAACGCAAAATCTGGGTTACATTCCAACGTGAAGGCGTACATTGTTATCCGGCGGCGGCCACAGATCCACAGTTGGCAACAGGAGATGAGTATGATGTATCGTTTTTAGGTTATCCTCATCGCCATATCTTTCATTTCAGGGTGTCCATTGATGTCTTCCATAACGACAGGGACATTGAGTTCATCCAGTTCAAACGCTGGCTTGAGAACCTATATTCTGGGACCGGTCCTTATGCCGAAAATCGAGTCTTAGAACTTGACTACAAATCGTGCGAAATGATCGCAGATGATTTATACTTACAAATTGCAGGTCGCTATCCCGGACGTGCAGTCACCATTGAGGTATCCGAGGACGGTGAAAACGGATGCACAATCAATTACAACCTCACCCGTCCAAATCTTTCAATCGTAATTTAAAGGAGTAGTATATGGGCCAACCAGCCTGGTTAAATAAGTATCTTCGCTTGAAACCCGAAGTTCGTGATTTATTCGACGAACTCGAAGAATATTTAGAGTTTTGTAAACGACAGGGATATGTCTATGATGAGAATCATCTCTACAATGAAAAGACACCTTGGGGCGAAATGCAACGTGTGAAAGCCGGCAAGCATCCTAAGGACAATTGGTCGCCGTATCCAAAAGAGAAACGTGAGTTTAAACCACGTGACACCAACTGGAAACCTAGAACATGGCGTTAAAATCTGAAAAGCCAGCCACTGGTATACTAATCAAAAACACTTGGGGAGATGCTAAGAGATACCAAATTGTTTGTGACTGTGGACAAGGTGATCATGACCATGATGTTTGGGTTGAGGCCAATGAGTGCGATGTTGAAGTAGAAATTTATGTTACTGCAAAATCCAACTTCTGGAGTCGTACTCGTTGGCATCACATTTGGCAGTTGCTAACACAGGGTTATATTCGATGTGAAACTGTTATCAGTATGAATAGACAACAGGCCTTGAACTATGCTACAATACTACATCAAGCAGTAGCGGATGTAGAACAGTTTAGGAAAACACGATGAGAAAATTATTTTATATTGGACTTGAGTCGTACAAAGCACGTTACACTTTACAATTACAAGATTGGAACGAACGAGTATTTAAGCGTCGTGGAATTGATTATGTTATTGTAGAAGGTGACACGTTAGACACCGATAAGGCAATCGTAACTGGTCAAGTTTTAGATGCTCATGGGAGAACTTATTACTCAATGACGCAGTTAGCAAAACTAGTCAAATTGATGAAACAAGGGGAAATCACAAATGAAGATGTTATCTATTTTGAAGACATGTTTACGGCCGGTATCGAGAGCTTACCTTATATCATCAACCAAGTTGATCCTAGTATGCGTCCTAGGATCGCTGTTCGTTGTCTTGCACAAAGCATTGACCCTGATGATTTCGTTCATGTCTGGGGTATGTCAAAGTGGATGGCACTTTATGAGAAAATGGTGGATAGTTTTGCGGATATTGTATTAGCAAGTAATGAAGAAATGGCAATGCACATGAAAATCGCCGGCTGGGAAGCCCCAATCTACAACATCTCTGGACTGGCGTTTGGTCGAGATGAAGTCCGTGCAAGAGTCGCTGGAGAATTAAAACCATTTGATCAACGTAGTCTACGTGTAGGATTTGCGGCTCGGTGGGATCAAGAAAAGCAACCAGATTTTTATATGGATCTGGCAGAACGTATGCATGCCTTAATACCCGGCATTGAGTTTGCTGTTTTCTCAGGTAGTAAACTTAAATCAAACAACAACAACTACATGGCTCGTACACGTGACTTACAAGCTCGTGGTATATTAACTGTTTACGAGGACCTAGAAAAAAATGATTATTATAATTTGCTTAACGATACTCGTGTGCTATTTAATTGTGCTTTACAGGACTGGGTTTCGAATACCGTATCTGAAGCCGATACACTTGGTTGTAACGTGCTCTACCCCGCTTATCGTAGTTTTCCTGAGACTTTTTCTAATGATCCAGACCGACTTTATATTCCTTGGTCATTGGATGATGCTAGTGATAAGTTAGGACAACTGCTAGAAGCACCACACAAGAACATGGGTCGTATCAGTCAATGGACAGATGGTACCATTGATCGTATCTGTGATATTCTAGAAGGTTCAGGGGAAAGTTGGCGGCGTATGAGTACCGATTATAGAAAGCATACTCACGAAAGCAAATATTAATATGGGCGATATCATAATTACTGCTATTATGTTTTTTCTCGCTGGTATTGTGTGCGGAGAACGATTACGAGCCAAACACGAAAAACCTGCCGACGAAAAAATCATAAAAGAACACGAGTTTTATCGAAATTTATCAGTTAGCCTGCAACAAGATGTTACTGATTTACGTCGAAAGAATAACGAGTTGTTAGAAAAAAATTGGCGACTAACACAGACAAAATCTAAATGAGAAAAATTATTGTAACAGGTGGGTGTGGCTACATAGGTAGTCATGTCGCACGAGCATTCAAGCGAGAACAAGATAATGTTTTTATAATAGATCGAGTCAAACGTGATCATACATTAAAGGACATAGATGGATACTATATTGGAGATTTTGCCAGTGATGATAGCCTTGCTACTATGCATAGTCTGGCACCAGATGTAATTGTACATTGTGCTGGCACTAGCCTAGTTGGTCCTAGCATGGACGATCCTGGCGAGTATTATGACAATAACATTGCCAAGACTATTCGTATGTTAAATGCCGTCAAAGACTTTGATCTTAAACCTTTGATAATGTTTAGTTCGAGTGCCAGTGTATACGGTGAGCCCGACGTGTTGCCTTGCCGAGAGTATAATGACATCAAACCTATCAGTCCATACGGTGCTACCAAGGCCATGACCGAACGTATCTTAGCCGACTACTGGGGCGCCTATGCCATTCCTAGCGTATGCTTTAGATACTTTAATGCCGCGGGTGCAGATCCCTTTCACTCAGACCTTGGCCAAGAACCTGGTGCTACACACCTAATAGCCCGTGCCTTAGAAGCCAGCATTGCCAAACAACCCATTACTATCAACGGCAATGATTTTCCTACTCCTGATGGTACTTGTATTCGTGACTATATTCATGTATGGGACATAGCTCGAGCACATGTCATGGCAGCCAGTTTCAAATTAGATGATTACCCACAACCAGGTGCCGATGTGTTCAACATAGGAACTAATCTAGGTACCAGCAATCAAGCGATTGTAGATTATGTAGTAGAGAAATATGGAATACCTGCAGTTAATTATGGCCCTCACCGCATGGGCGATCCAGCAGAACTAGTGGCTAATGCCAGTTTAATAGAAGAAAAGATGGGGTGGATTCCTAATCACAGTGACATTACCACTATCATTGATAGTGCTTATAGGTGGTATACTCGATGACGTTTGACGTTTTATTCAAGTTTGAAGAACGGTTAGCCGAATATACCGGCGCACCATATGTGGTAGTAACCGATGGTTGTACACACGCACTCGAACTGTGTTTTAGGTATAAACATATAAGGTATTGCCAATTTCCAGCACATACCTATATAAGTATTGTGCAATTAATGAATCAATTGAAAATTAAATACAGCCTAACAGATCAAACATGGACTGGAGAGTATTATTTCTACGATACAGGAATATGGGATAGTGCTCGTTTACTGCGTAAAAATATGTATCGCTCGGGCCAAATGCAATGTTTAAGTTTTGGTAATGGTAAACCACTTGACTTAGGCAAAGCAGGTGCAATATTGTTAGACGACAAAGCGGCATATGAAACACTAAGTCGTATGCGTAGCGATGGTAGAGATTTGCGTATCAGCCCGTGGGAAACTCAAATTAAATTTGAGCAGGGATATCACTATTGCCCAACACTGGAAGTGTGCGATAATGGAATAGATTTTTTAGCCACGGTTGATCAAGAACCTAAATATCATCAATATCCGGACTTGAGAACACTTGATTTTTAATTCTAGGCGTATTATAATAAACAAACTATTGGAGAATACATGGGGTACGATAAAGCGTATAAAGATTTCAAAGAAGGCGAAACAGTAGAGTGGGAGAATCCAAATGCTCCTAACCTAGCACTGGTATTACGCAACACAATGAAGCGTAATGGTAAAAGATTTTGGGCAGGAGACAACATCAGCGAGTATGTCAACAACGATGCAGTTAAGTCTCAATTGATTGACGATGCCACACGGGCGTTTGAGGGTGTGCTAGATGCACTACTGATCGATAGAGAGAACGATCCCAATAGTCGAGGCACAGCCAGACGCTTGGCCAAGATGTATTACAACGAAATAATGGCAGGTAGATATGAACCTGCTCCAGATGCAACAGCGTTTCCAAATGATAGCGAGGATAGATACGAAGGCATGTTGGTTGTGCGTTCGGAACTTCGTAGTATGTGTAGTCATCATCATCAGCCTGTTAGTGGTGTGGCTTACATTGGTATTATCGCCGCTAATAAGCTCATCGGCCTATCTAAGTATACTAGGATTGCTCAGTGGTGCGCTAGGCGTGGCACACTACAAGAAGAACTCTGCAACGACATCGCCCGAGAAATAAGCCGAGCAACTGATTCAGAAAACATTGGAGTTTACATACAGGC